TTCTATTTCCATAATTCTAGTTTCTAGTATTATTTATTAGATGCTACATACTCTATTTCATTAGATAGTAAATTGGTTCTTGTAACACGTGCTAAAATTACCTTTTGATATGCTTGGATGGGTAACATATTAGTACGTTCAATTATTCCGGATTGTTGATTCACTTGAGCTTTATTAAAATGTACCAACCTGTAAGAAGCACTAATGACAAGAAATATGTAATCTTTAAATAGTATATCATTAGTTCCCCATTGTAATATAACTCTATGAGGGGGATTATTATAACCGTCCCCCTTCGATAAAGCCTCTATCATACGACATTTAGAAATAACATCATCCCTGGATTGTGTAAATGAATGCCAATCTATTTCAAATTCCAATTTATCTTCTGATCCAGTATAATGGTATTTAGCATTATTTCTACCAATAGGTTTAATAGCAGCAAAAACGGAATCTGGATTATAACTTAACTCAGTAGGTATAAAAGGTAATTTTATTTGTCTATGACCTTTATTATATCCCCCAAAATCAATATCAATAATAGAAACATAATCATTTACCTTAGAAGCCCCCTCAGTAGTCTTAAAACTATGACCTCTTATATCTGTTGAATAATCAGTTCTAGATTCTTGTTTAATAGCTATTTCCTCTTGAACCTTTTCAAATTGTGGTTGGCGTCTAGTATCTGGACCATCATGTCCAAATAGATTACCAGATGCAAGTCTTTTACCAAGAATAATAGCACGTCTTGCATCTAAAGACCATTGAACCAATTTTATTACTGGTTGCGATGGAGCCCACCTAGTATATTTACTTAGGGCTTTATCGAGAGGGGGAATAGTTGCCATTGTATTACCGTCCTTGATAAAGTAAAATCTTCTTAGTTATCTGTGGTATTATAACTTTTGCCACTTGTTGACTATCAATATTAAGAATAACTGTTGCGGGAGAAGTTCCCGAAGTCACTATTTGATTAAGTAAATCCCTTACAGTTTTTATATATTCGGCATCCATAGTTTGTCTTTGAGAACCGGGTACACTAAGTTCCTGCATACTTTGTATTCTTGTTTTATTTTTATTAAGAAACTCTACTGCCTGAATATATCTTTGCCCACCTGCTGTTCCTCCACCTTGACCAAAACTATTATTTAAGGCTCCCGTATTACTCTCAGTAGCTTGTCTATTTTTGTTAATAGCACTAATGATCAAATTTAATAAACCCGGAATAATAAAGGCTATTGCCATTCCCCAAGGACCTCCTAACATACCCACGAATTTCCCTATTACACTAGTCCCAGCTTTAGTAACTAAAGAAGCCCCCACAGCAGCTCCCCCTATACCTACCGAGGCAGTACTCATAAACCTACCAGTTTTCATATTTCTTATCCTACCACCCTTAGTAATACTAGCCCCATATTGAGGGTTAGCTATTAAATGGGCAGCCATTGCAGATCGACTCATCTTCGTAACTGCAGCTACAGTAGCCCCATAAGTTGCAGCAGCAGCAGTTTGACTTCTCCAACCCAAAATAGAAGAAGTAGTTAATACTTGCATAGCCCCAGTCATTTGTTTTTGAATAAGGACTATACCAGATATTACAGCCTTAAATGCAAGTGAAGCAACATTAATTACAAGAAAACCCGCAATACCCGCAGAAAAGAATTTGCCCAACAATGGTACATTAAAAAGCCAAGAAAAGCCTTCACCAACTTTTTGTAATATTCCCAAGGCAACTTTTAAAACTGGTTCAACCGATTTAGAAAAAACTTTTCCAAGATTTGACCAAGCATGTCCCAAAGTTAGGATTTTACCTTGTAAAGTATCCATCATTAACATCGTAGTAGAACCAGCAAAACCAGGAGCAGAAGTATTTAATTCATTAGTATAAATCCTAAACTGATCTACCATTCTTAACATAACAGAAGCTGCCCTTTTTCCCCTGACGCCAAACATTTGAGCCAAAAGATTTTGTTTTGCAATACCTCCAGCCCCCTCTTCACCAAATGCCCTTTTAATAGCTCCACCCATACTATCCATAATAGTAACCATGGATTTCATATTACCCTTTTCATCCATGAAATCTGACATTTGCATACCCAATTCGGCTATAGCACTTTTCTGTTGTCCCGTACCTGATTTACCTAATGCTCTACCTAAATACCTTAACATATTCTCTATTGCAACCCCAGCCATTGATCCCTTTATACCAGCTTGACCCATTGTCATGATCATTGCAGTAGTTTCCTTTATATTCACCCCCGTATCCCTAGCAGTAGAACCTACGTACTTCATGGCTTCTGCTAAATCAGGCATATCAATAACTGAAGCATTAACTGCATAAGATAATAAATCAGCAACCTTAGCTGATTCAGTAAATTCCAATTGCCACAATTTCATAGTAGCAATCATCATATCAGTTGTAGTAGCTAAAGCAGTATCAGTAGAACCAGCCAATTTAATTGCAGCATCTATATTAGCTGAAGTTTCCTGAACACCCATACCAGCCTTTCCCATCTCCTTCATACCCTCAGCAATTGAATCTGCTGTAAACATATATTGAGTAGATAACTTCAGAGCTTTTTGAGTTAATTCTTCTGTTTGTTTGGTAGTAGCTCCAGTAACTATTCCCGTAAATTTCATGGCATAGTTAAACTTAGCGCCTTGTTTAATGGCTCTACCCAATCCCATAATAGCAGCACCACCAATCATAGCCATACCCGCGCTAAGGTTACGAGTATACTTTAACTGCTCATCATAGATTTCATCAATCGATTTCTTAGTAGCCGCAGCAGCAGACCTGATTTTAGCAGCGGGACCCGAAAATTGATCACGGAGAAACATTGTTATTCCAATCCCAAGTTGGGAATCAACTGCCATAAGATTTAAGTATTAATATTTAAGTACATAATAGAATTTAATAATATCTTCAAATGGTTTAGGTATTTTACAAATAAAACATTTCTTCAAAAGATCACTTATAACTATTCTAGTCCCTTTTCTATTCGACTATGATATTCATAACAAAGATTAATAAATTTCATTCTTTGTTTGATAGGTAATTGTTTCCATTCTACCCACGAGAAATGAAGTTTATTTTGACAGATAAAAAAATATTCTCCGCTTAAATTTCCCGTGGAAAGAAAAAATCCATTGTACTCACTATTGGGTAATCAATCTTTTCATGAGTAACGGGGCTTTCTAATTGGGAAATTAAACTAATAGATGGATCAGTTTCATCAATTTCTTTTCTTATATCTGACATATCTATTGGAGAAAAGCTCTTAAAATTTTCAACCTTAATCCATTTCTCATTAAGAAATAATTGAAGGTCTCTAGCTATTAGTTCCTTATTTTTACTTTGGGTCTCTGGAGTCAATTTTAATAAATATTTTTCTCCTTCCCCATTAATAAAAGTATACTTTAAAACTTTTCCCGATTGAGTAGTAAATTGTTTAGTTAAAGCCTTTTGATATTGGTGAGGTTGGATTCTGTATTCAAAATAATCGGGATCATTGAATTTTAAAGGAAATTCAGGTTTAGAATAATCCCAAATATATTTAGAAAGATCTTCTTCATAATCAACTGGTTCAGGAATATTTTCCCATTTAAAAGAAAACTTTAGAATTTGGCCCAAAGAGAATATCCTACTAGCCAAAATAATGAAATATTTATCACATAACTTTATATTAAGAACATCTCCTAAAACCAATGTACCAGTAGGAGAAATATCTGAATCCACTATAATAGCCCTAACAAAATTATTAATAGCAGTACCATCCACTGAATTAGCCGCATTGGAAATAATATCATCATCATCCCCATTTTGCTGTCTCAATACAACCTTAAAACCTGAAGGGGTTACTAATGAAACTGTCTCACCATAAATTTCATGAAGTTTTTCGATGTCTTTCATTATTTTTATTTTAATATAGTACTATAGGATTAAAACTAAAATCTCCTCTAGAAAAAAGGATCCCAAAAGGGATCCTTACTAACTAATCAAAATGATCGAAATATATAAGAATTAAATCCGCTGAAGTTTATCAACTGAAAATTCAATTGCCTCGATAGAATTACCAGAATCCCCACGATTAAATTCAGAAGGCGTTATTTTACATGGCCATATCCCTTCAGCTACCCAGGTATTTAAAACTGTTACACCGTCTTCTGCTAATTCAGTTACGGTAATAGTTTTCTTATAAATATCAGGAGTAGCACCACCCCCAATAGTAGAACTTTGACAAGTATCATGCCATGACCACATATAATTATCACCTTGCCTTGAGGACATTAGTTTTTCTGCCTTAATATTGGCATACTCTACTTTACCAGCAGTTTTTATATTATGGTTAGTATCACCATGTTCATCCTGAGTTATAGTACTCTCAGGCATATCAACCTTCTGAAACAGGAAGGGGTTAATTGGGTCAGGTGTTATCTGAATAGACCAATTGAATTTTTTTCTTGGGTTAGCAAACTTTGCCATAGTATTAAAATTTTAAGATTTAACTTATGAAATGAAAACACCTTCTCCCTGAACGAGCATAAGGTTAAATGTAAGTTCCTGCATAGATGGGATCGGCCATAATTTCAAATTGATTTTATATTTACCATTCTGAACATCAACTGCATTATTAACCTGAAGTTCATCGATCGTATTAGCATCCTGATCGCCATAATATTCATATTTATAAATAGCACGAAAATCAGGTGATGCCCAATTGTCTAATAAAGGTTTCAAGTGGTAATAAATTTTCTTAAAAGTAATTGGATCATTAGGTTCTTCCAGATATTGTTCCAAGATGGGTTTCATGGTTCTTTTAGCGTAAATAGTAAAAAATACAACGCTTAAGAATTTCATTTGATCACTAGCATATTGTCCCGAGAAATTTCCACTTAATTGGGTGATACCATTTTTAACAACCAACATATTGATTTGGCCATTAGCCAATTCATTTAAATCTGAAAATGAAGCAGGAGTACCAAAATTAGTTACTACCCCAAGAGTATCAGGAACCTGACCCCTATTCCAACCAGCCAATGAATACCAAGGGCCAAAATTATTGTGAACATAAGCAGCTATACCCAGAACATCACCCATTTCAGAAATGGCTTTTTCAATTAGAGTCCTTTCCTGACGAGCCCTTATTCCACCTGCAAAAACTGCCCAATAAGGGGAATTGTTTCCCACTGCTACCCTTTCTGCCAGAATCGTAGCCTTAGTAATTAGTGTATTTGCAAGATGAGCAAAGAATACCAAATCACCTCTACTAGCTGCATAAGTAGCTCCAGCTTGGTTAATAGCAGTAGTACTCATCTCGGGTATTGCAAGAATTAAACAATCATCTATATTATTAAACTTTGTTAAAGCCGAAGTATAATCTCCTGCAGCATGACCCGATGGGTTAACACCTCCCGAAAAATTTACTGCCGCCAATACAACAGGTCTCATAAGAACTCCCGCAGTAGTATCAAGATAGGTAAAATCCATTAATCGAGACATAGATTTTACTTCATCTAATACTGTTTGTAATGAAGCAATCCCATCAACAAATTTTCCAAGGTTAAGATATGTTTCATTTAGGTCAGGTTCCAAATCATGAGTAATATTCATATTCCAGTAATTAGTTGTATCCCCATTAGAAGGATCAGTAATCTGGATTTTTATATTATTATAATCTGCCCCATGATATTTAGGTTGAGCAGTAAATAGGCCTACTGGAGAACCATCTGCATTATTAATGGTTTTAGCAGTAGCCTTAACTGCACCTACACTAACGGCATTAAGTCTACAAACTCTTAATCTTGCTCCCCTAGCCATAGCTCTTTTACACAGAAAG